AAAGAGCGTCGCATAATGTACGCTCTTGGTGAATCATTCATCAATGCTGAGAATATCTCTCTTTTGACAGGGATACCCATCATCACCACAAGAGCAAGGCTCTCGGAGATGTATGACCGAGGGATAGTAGCGCAAACCCAAAAGGGTTTGTACTACATACCCCCTCGTGAACATAGAGCCAACATTGAGAAAGCCAGGCTCGAAGCCAAGTACGAGAAGTGGAAGAAGCTGGGAGAGAAGCACGGTTGGCACTTTCGGTATGACACCACCGAGAAGAACGGAGAGCCACAACCTCAAGACTACCAACAAGGAAGCCCCATCTTTGGAGAGCTGCCATTCTAACCCTAAGACATGAAGAGAATATCTCACAACAACGACCTCAAGAAGTTCATCAAGAAGAAGTTTGGATCGCAAAGAAACTGTGCGAAGATGCTTGAGGTAAAACCCCAAACCGTGTACAACTGGCATACATCAAATCCGAGAGGGATGCTCAAGTATGCCCCTGAGATTGTCAGGCTCTGCGATACCACCTGGAATCAATTGAGTGCAGAGGTCTTGTACCGAGAAGAAGAATTGAAAACCAAAAAACTATGAAACCAAGTAGACCACTCTCATACTCTAGCCTCAAAGCATTTGCCAAGAGTCCCAACCACTACCTCTCATACATCGCTGGAGACTCTAGGCCGAGTGCCGCGATGGAACTAGGCACGGCGATTCATTGTGCGGTGCTAGAGCCTGACCGATTCCATGAAACGTATGACCTCTCACCACATAGAAAGAACACCAAAGTATATCGTGAGATGGCGGCTCAACGGCCTGAGACCACCTTCCTTAATCCGTCGGACTGGCAGACCGTAAAAAATGTGAGGGAAGCCGTAGTCATGCAAGACCATCACCACCTTATATCAATGGCCGATAGATTTGAGGTAGAGGTGACGGGGGACATCAGAGGTCTTCCCTTTCGTGGCTTTGTAGATGCTATGGGCGTGAGTAACATTGTAGACTTGAAGACGTGCCGCGATGCAAGCCTCAAAGAGTTTGAGCGTAGTGCGTGGAATTTTGACTACTACTTACAAGCTGCGGTGTATTGTGAGTTGACGGGTCTGCGTGACTTTTGGATAGTAGCAGCCGAAACTCAAGAACCCTACAACGTGGTGAGCTACTACATCTCTGACGCATACCTCAAAAGGGGAAGGCAAAAACTCTTCGAATTGATAGAGAGGTTCAAGGCTTGGGATGGAGAGCCACAAGGGTACATACACAAAAAATTGTACTTTACCTTGGACGCTCCACGCTGGGCCTGATGGAAAGACAATTCAAAGGTATATGGATAGATGCTGAGATATGGCTACACCCTAAGCTCTCGGCAGTTGACAAGGTGCTTTTAGCAGACATCCACTCCTTTACAGGCAATGGCAAGACGTTCTACAAGACAAACGATACCCTTGCCGACGAGTTATTCGTATCGGTAAAGACGGTCTCACGGTCTATGAAGAAGCTAAGTGAGATGGGTCTGATCCGTATAGGTGGAACGAAGAGAAAGAGGCTTGTTTGGTCTCTTTATCAATCGGGACAAATTGACCAGGATACTGGACACAATGTCCTCCATACGAGTCAAAATGTCCCTTCAGACGGGACAAATTGTCCCACTACTAATACAAAGACTAATACAACAACTAATACCACTACTAAAGAGGAATTGGTATATCCTTTTGAAGACGAACGATTCAAGACGGCTTGGGCTGAATGGATACAAGAGCGAAGGGATAGGAAGCTCAGAAAGTTTACCTTCAAAGGAGAACAAGCAGCACTAAAAAACCTCGGCGAAATTTCAAACCTTGACCTTGAGACTGCCATAGCTATTATCAATCAAAGTATTGCCCACAATTATCAAGGTCTCTTTCCCATCAAACATGACAAAAGAACTAGCAAAAAATTCGATTCACTCAAGTATCGAGATTATCTCAGCACCCTCGGTCAAGATGACCCTTGAGAAGGCATGGGATACAGGACTCAACGTGAAGGGCGCGTTCAAGAGAGAACCTCAACTCGTCCACATGACTCTCACCGCACTCCTCAAGGATGCGGTTGACTACCTAGAGATGAACAAATCATTCAGGCACGAAGGCGACTACATAGAAGCGGTGTCCTACCTTATAGAAGAGTTTCCCGTTATGAAGCTCGAAGAGTGGAAGGTCATCTGCATACGCTTGAAAGCGGGCTACTACGGCAAGATGTACGAGCGTCTCAAGCTGCCTGAGTTGGTAGAGATATTCAAGAGCCACGAGTCAGAACGTGCCGAGTACATGGAACGTCAGCACGAACGATCCAAGGCACAAGCAAAGAACTTGCCACCTATCACCCCTGACCAACAAGCGAAGTGGAAGGCTTTTGTCAGCTCTCTCGACCTACCCAAACGTGCCCCCAAGAGGTGGGACTTTATCCCGTACCCCAACTCAGACCCTGAGCAGTACGAGAAGGATTTACAAGAACGTATAAAGAAAGACGGTGATAAGCAAGACATGACACAAGGAGACGCAAGATGAAAGCACACAAGCCAAAACAACCGAATGACTGGAAGACCCCCAAAACATTCTACGATAAACTCAACGAGAAATACCAATTTGACTTTGACCCCTGCCCCTTCCAACACGATATGAGTTGGTGTGGACTCCAAGTAAAATGGGGAAAGAGCAACTTTGTCAACCCTCCCTATTCTAGACCACACTTAAAGAACTTTATTCTCAAGGGAATTGAAGAGAGCAAGAGGGGCAAGTTGTGTGTGTTCTTGATACCCGCGTCAACTGATACGGCTCTTTTCCATGACTACATACAACCCAATGCAACGCTCATAGAGTTTGTCAGAGGGAGACTGCGCTTTGAGGGCTACAACAATGAGGGCAAATGGTGTAATCAACCAGCGATGAAAGGAAGCATGTTGGTAGTTTTTGGCCCTTGTGAAACGCAAGAGAGATGAGCAAGACACTACACGAGAAGACTCTTGAGGCAACCGTAAAAGCCTTGCGTGAGCAAATCGCTGATATGAGTGCTGACATGGTCGAAGATGCCAAGACTATCAAGGACTTAAGGGAGCGACTTAAAACCAAGGACAATGCTTAGGCACGGCTCTCTCTTCTCAGGCATCGGAGGCTTTGACTTAGCTGCCGAGTGGATGGGATGGGAGAACGTCTTCCATTGCGAGATAGACCCCTTTGGTCAAAGAGTACTCAAGCACCACTTCCCAAATTCAATAGCTCATGAAGACATCAAAGAACTTGAAGCAACTCAGTATTATGGACGAGTTGACATCATCACAGGGGGATTCCCTTGCCAGCCCTTCTCCAATGCAGGGCAAAGAAAAGGCACACAGGATGACCGTCACCTCTGGCCTGAGATGCTCAGAGTCATACGAGAGGTTTCCCCATCATTCGTCGTGGGTGAGAATGTTCGTGGCCTCCTTAATTGGAGTGGGCCAAATGGAGAACCCAATATGGTATTCAACCAGGTGTGCCTTGACTTGGAAGCTGAGGGGTACGAAGTCGCACCGCTTGTACTTCCAGCTTGCGGTAAAAACGCTCCCCACCGACGAGACCGAATTTGGTTTGTTGCTCACTCCGACAACATCAGAAACTTCAGAAGACCCAATAGAAACAAGGAAGATAGTAGAAGCTGCGGGATACGACAATCGCACCAAGTACATCACGCTCAAGAGTCAAATATTGTACGGGGACTTTCTACCGACACCGACTACGTCTTGTCAGAACGCAGGGACGGCAGTAGAGAGAACGGACGGGGTGAGCAGAAGAAGCGAGCTGAACCATTTGGTCAGCCAAGAGGCTGGGAAAAGTTCCCAACTGAACCCCCTCTTTGTAGAGGAGATGATGGGGTTTCCGAAAGGCTGGACTCTATCACCTTTCCAAAATGGAGAAGAGAAACCATAAAGGCTTATGGCAATGCCATAGTACCCCAAGTGGCATACGAGATATTCAGAGCAATACAAGATACTTATGAAGACAGTTAACAGCCTCAGCGGGGGCAAGACCAGTAGCTTTATCGCGGTGAAGTATCCCGCTGACTACAATGTCTTCTCACTAGTTAGAACCCATGACAAGTCGTGCCTTTTCCCTGATGAGAAGGTCAGGCAAATGGTAAGCGATAGGTTAGGGGTCGAGTTTATTGGCACACTAGAGATGGACACTATCATTTATACGATGCTTGACCTAGAGCAGATGATGGGAAGGCAGATTGATTGGATCACTGGCCCTTGCTTTGATGATGTAGTAAAAAGGCCAGGAGACAAGAAGTATCTGCCTAATAAGACTCAGCGTTTTTGCACCATCAAGATGAAGATTGAACCTATCTTCTATTGGTGGGCTGACAAGATGAATCGGGAGACGTGTGAGATGCGTATTGGATTTAGAGCCAATGAAACCCGTAGGGCAAAGGCTATGCTAGAGCGATGTGACGAGAATGGTATTCAGCACATGAAGGGAACCTTTGAGAAGCACCCCGACGGAAGAAACAAGTGGATAGACGTGCCATATCGTAAGCCCACCTTCCCCCTAATTGATGATGGCATCTTCAAGGATTCCATTGAGATATACTGGCAAGACAAGAGCGTCAGGTTTGCTGAGATGAATAATTGCGTGGGGTGCTTTCATAGAAGCCCTATCCTACTCAAGCACATGAGCAACGTTCAGCCCGATAAATTCGATTGGTTCGTCAAGCAGGAGCAAAGTGGCTACGAATCCAACCAAGCCCGATGGAAGACAGGGATGAGGTACGAGGACATCAAGCGTCACAAGACTCAGCTCTCGTTGAGCTTTGACGATTTCAATGAGTGCGATAGTGGCTATTGTGGTCTCTAGACCCAAGTGACCTTGATGGTTAGGGCTATCTCTTGGAGGTCTCTAAATTCACTTCTTACCATCTTAGCAATGATGGGATAGAGCAAGCAATGAACGACCTCTTCTTCATTCGTCTCCGTCACGATCCGTTGAAGTCCGTTCTCACCTATCCCCGCGTCAATGTGAATGAACTTGAAGTCTTTTGACACTATGGCCTTGACAATTTGATGGTAGTTGCTATTGGGAGTGTCAGCCATTAGAGAGGGGGTTGTTGTGCCAGCATCTCCAAGAAATCGTACATTCCTATTATGCCGTCATTGTTAAAGTCAAACTGAGCGACAGGACTAGAAGGGTCGTACTCATTACCATAGGAAGCGAGTACGAGAAGTAAGTCCATGATGTACGTTGACCACATACCTCTCTTACGTAAAATTATGTCATAAGGTTAGTCTATTATCACCTTGAGAGCAAACTTCTCAGGGTCATCAGTTGGCACGAGCTTATATCTCATCCCGTAGTAGGGTTCTTTGTAAACCTCTCCGAGTTGAAAAACTTGCTCGAATGTCTGCACGGGATAGGTGGAATCCCACTCCGTCTCAAGGATGAGTTGACACTTGTACCTTTCGGGGTGCTTGTATATTTTGGATGGTGTGGACGCGATGCAACCTGGAAGGAAGACCACGAGAATAAGAAGTACTTGTTTCATCGTTCCCAATGTACTGCGTTTCTATTTGGTTTTGAAGATGTTGTGTGGGTATATTATACCCCGTGCCAACGGAACGCCAAAGGCTAGTAAAGAAACTCGACCAAGTATTCAGCCGATACATCAGAACACGGGTCGCAGACGAAAGGGGCTTTTCCCCTTGCTTCACTTCAGGTATTGTCAAGCATTGGACGGAGATGGATGCGGGCCACTTTATGAGCCGAGCTTGCATGAGTACCAGGTGGAACGTCAAGAACGTACAATGCCAGTCCAAGAGGGACAATGCCTTCAGGGGTGGAGAGCAATACAAATTCGGAAAGGAGCTAGATAAGAAGTACGGAGAGGGTACGGCTGACGAGCTGATGCACCTATCTAAGACAACAAAAAAGTACGGGGTGCATGAGCTGAGAGAGATGATAGAAGTATTCAAAGTCGAGTGTGAAAGAATCAACGAAGAGAAAGGACTTTGATACTTGGGTCTCCAAAGCATACCCAGCTCTTGTGAGGTATGGGAGGAGGTATCATCGCGATGCGTCCGACCTAGTCAATCATGTCTATCTCAGGGTTGTCAAGCAAGACTTAGAGAAGGTCATGCGTAACCCCGACGGATACTTCAGAAAGGCCATGTACATCGAAGCCACGCGGGGCAAGTTCAAGCGTGAGTACACCATCACCCAAGAGCTTTTGTATGACATTCCTAGTGAGCGCGTTACTATTGATGATGCTCTCAATAGAGAACAACTAGAACTGTTCACGGATCGCTTGTCTTGGTTTGACCAGACGGTCTTTAGGCTATGGCTCAACGGAGAGAATATCTCCGAGCTTTCGCGTGAGTCGGGGATAGCTCTTGAGACGCTTCACACCTCACTACATAGAACAAAGAAGAAGATAAAAGATGCTTTTAGTAAACTCCGCGATAAGAAGCCAAAGACTTGAGATATGCCGACGATGCACACACTTCGTAAAACCTACTCAATCATGTGGGACGCTGGGACTAGGGGAGCGCGTCAAGTACAAGAACACAACGAAGAGACTTTGTGGCTGCATTATGCCAGTCAAGACCCACCTGAAGATAGCGAGCTGCCCTATACACAAGTGGCGAAGCACCATAAAACCAAGCGACCTCAAAGAGTTGAGGGCATTGCTCAAAGAGATAAATGACAACCGCATCACAGGGGAGCAGAATAAGAAACTCACTACCTTGTACAATGCCATCACCCGCAGAAATAACAAGGTCAGCTCGTGTGCTCCATGCGTCAAGAAGATGATAAAAGAAATGAATGACCTAATAGAAGAAGCATGACCTCAAGAAAAGCGAAGAGATACATCAACCAGGCTGATGAGTGGGTGGTGTTCACGTCCGAAAAGAAAGGAGAAGACCAACACTTCAAGGTATTGGTATCCAATACCGAGGCTTGGGAGGTACTCTTGAATCTTGCAGTCAATGACTACCACCTCAGAGAGACATTCAGAAACATAGTAAAGACCGCAGATGACTACATTCAAAACCAGCGAGATTCGGGAGAATCCCTCGAACCCTAGGACTATATCAAAGGACAAGTTCAAGAAGCTCGTGCAGAGCATCAAGGACTTCCCTGAGATGCTGCAAGCTCGTCCCATCGTAGTTGATCCAACCAACACGATTCTAGGCGGCAACATGAGGTACAAGGCTTGTGTTGAAGCTGGCCTCGATGAAGTCCCCGTCTATGTAGCGACGTGGGAAGAAGCAAAGAACCCCCGCTTCATCATCCAAGACAACGCATCATACGGAGAGTGGGACTACGATGCCCTTGCCAATGATTGGGATGCAACCGACCTCAATGAATGGGGCTTGGACTTGTGGGAAGAAGAGGAGGAGTCAGAGCCTCAGCCCAAGTCTCAAGGCATTAAGATTGACTTTGAAGACCAAGACTATGAAACGGCTCTCGAACTAGTCAACGCACTCAAGGGGTCTGACACCTACATAGGGGGAATCGTTCTCAAGGCACTCATGGAACAATTCAAATAAGCACAAATGGCACACGATAAAAAAGACTTTCTAGAAGCCCTTGAGAGGTCGCTGGGGGTAGTCACAACCGCAGCTCGGTCTTGCAACATCTCACGACGCACCCACTACCGATGGCTTGAAGAAGACGAGGAGTATGCCGAGTCAGTCAAAGACATCCAAGAGTCAGCCATTGACTTTGCCGAGTCTAGCTTGCATCAGCAAATCAGAGAGAAGATACCCAGCTCAACCATCTTCTTCCTCAAGACCAAAGGCAAGCACCGAGGCTATGTAGAGACCCAAGACATCAGCATCACCGAGGGCAACAAGAAGCCCTCATGGTTTGACGAGAACAAGGATTGAAACAACCGACGACATACTACCAAGCCAAGTCATGCACCTCCCGCATCCAAGTACATCAAGGGGGGACTCGTAGCGGCAAGACGTTCAGTCTATGTCAAGTCCTGATAGAGAACTGCTGGAACAACAAAAACCTAGGGCTTGTGGTCACGATATGTCGTAAGACATACCCATCACTCAAGGCATCGGTGATGCGGGACTTCTTCACCATTTTAGAGAGTCAAGGGTGGTACGATCCGTCCAAACACAACAAGGTAGAGAGTACATACAAGCTCTTCGGCAACCTGGTCGAGT